CTCGGATAACGGAAGCGTTTTGTTGAAACCTATTAGGAGGTATCTGCAATGGCGCAGAACGTCACTACGGCGTTTGTTGATCTTTTCGACTCTGAGGTCAAACAAGCGTATCAAGCCGAATCGCTGCTTCGCGGCACGATGCGGACACGCAGCGGAGTAGCTGGTAATACTGTAAAGTTCCCCACAATCGGGAAAGGTGTTGCTACACTTCGCGTTCCACAAACTGATGTCACACCACTGAACGTGACCTATGGTCAGGTAACTGCAACGATGGAAGATTACATCGCGGCAGAATATTCAGACATCTTCCAGCAATCGCACATTAACTTCGATGAGCGCTCTGAGCTGGTTCAAGTCGTATCTAAGTCTATCGCTCGTCGTATGGACCAGATTATGATTGATGCTTTGAATGCTGCTACCGGCACATCTTCTGTTGCTACAACAGTTGGCCCAGGTGGTAACACTGACATGAACATCGAGAAGCTACGCGCAACAGCAAAAGCTCTTAACGAGAAGAACGTACCATCTGAAGGTCGTTACTTGTTGATGCACGCAACACAGCTCGATTCATTGCTCGGTGAACAAGAGATCACACGCCAAGACTTTGCTGCGGTAAAGGCTCTTGTGCAAGGTGAGATCAACACGTTCATGGGCTTTAACATTTTGACAATGGGCGATCGTGACGAAGGTGGTATTCCTAAGCCTTCAACTCGTACCTGTTTTGCCTGGCACAAAGATTCAATGGGCTACGCTGAGTCAATGTCGCAGAAAACCGAAGTAAACTATGTCCCAGAAAAGACATCGTTCTTGGTTAGCTCGATGTTCTCTGCCGGTTCTGTTGCAATCGACGGCGAAGGCATTGTCAAAATCGCTTGTACTGAAGCATAAGGAGAGTAGACAATGGCATTCGCATCTGCAAACTGGTCAACCGTTGCTGCATCCAAGAGTGGAAACGCTCCAGCGATGTACACTTACAGCTCATCTGCTGATAATTTGGCAACTGTTAAAGGCTCAGGTTATTTCAACACGGTTGAAGGACTTATCACAACTGGTGACGCCCTTTGGGTCGTTGCTAGTGATAGCCAAGCGCTGTGTAAATTAATCAATACCAGTGGCGTTATAACCGTCACTGATTTGACTACCTAATAAGGTTGGGGCGGTTCGCCGCCCCTTCCTCACTAACAGGAGGGCAACATGGCCGCTGGTGATACCTCACTTTCAATATGCTCGGATGCTCTTATCCTGTTGGGCGCAGCGCCCATTTCGTCGTTTACAGAGGGTACTGATGCAGCACAGGCTTGCGACAGATTATATCCAGATGTACGAGATGCACTCTTATCAAACTATCTTTGGAGCTGGAGCGTAAAGAAAGAGCAGCTTGGCCGCTTATCTACTACGCCGGTGGATGAGTGGAAGTATGCTTATCAGCTTCCTGGCGATATGCTCTCAGGCGTTATAGCGTTATTCCGAAGCTCAGGTCTTGGCCAGCTTCCAATCCGGTATGGGTGGGAGATCTATGGCGATCAGATCTATACTAACTTTGAGCAAGTATTTATTGATTACCAAGGCTCGGTAGCAGAAAGCAAAATGCCAAACTACTTTGTGCGCTTGCTTCGTACTGCACTAGCCTCTGAGCTTGCCTTTGTAATTACCGATCAAATATCCAAGGCAGATTATTTCCGCGCTCTAACATATGGTTCACCGGCTGATAGTGGCCGTGGCGGTCTGATGCGCGAAGCAATGAATGTTGATAGTCGTGGCAAGCCGCCGCAAGTCATCGAGGATTATTCACTTATTGATGTGAGATACTAAAATGCGGATCATCCAGTTCCAAACCAATTTCTCGGTTGGCGAGCTTGATCCGCTTATTCGCGCTCGTACTGATCTACAGCAATATCAGAACGCTTTGGAAGAAGCGACGAATGTTATCATTCAGCCCCAGGGTGGATTTAAACGCCGTGATGGTCTTGAGTTCATTTATGACTTTGGCTCTACCTTTACAGACTTCAAGGTTATTCCCTTTGAGTTTAGCGTAACGGACAGCTATCTGTTGGTGTTCGTTAATCAGCGTATCTATGTATTTAAAGATGGTACGCTGCAAACAAACATAAACGGCTCTGGCAATGATTACATCACGGCCACAGATATAACGACTGCCATGCTCGATGAAATCAATTACACGCAAGCAGTTGATACGCTCATTCTTTGTCATGAAGATCTACAAACCAAGCGCCTGGTGAGAAACAGCGATACGTCTTGGACACTGGAGAACTTGCCGTTAATCAATCTGCCGCAATATCCTTATGCGTTTGATACTCACCAGCCAAACTTTACGATTACGCCCAGCGCATCGACAGGCAATATTACGATCACTGCATCTGCTGTAACAACTGACACCGGCACAGCACAGGCGGGAGGCGCAGATACAATTACGCTCAAAGCAGCAACATCATATACTGTTGATGATGAGCCTAATGGAATGTTCATAACCTTAACATCTGGCACTGGCTCTGGCCAAACGCGCCATGTTGAAGACTATGTTGCTTCCACAAAGGTTCTTACGGTTTATCCCGCGTGGGATACGGCTCCAGATGCGACAACGGGCTATAAGGTAGAGGCATTTGCTCCTGCTGCCGTTGGTGAGTATGCTCAGGTTCTCAGCACCTTTGGTCGCGCTCGATATGTAGAGTTTGTTTCTGCCACAGAAATGAAAGCCGTTGTTGAGGTCAATTTCTTTGATACCAGCGCAATCACTGCCGGTAATTGGGAAAGCGAGCATGGCTATGAGGATGTATGGTCAAACACTCGCGGGTGGCCAAAGTCTGCCGCATTCCATGAGGGTCGGTTATATTTCGGTGGATCTAAGTCGCGGCCCAATACCGTATGGGGTTCTGGCGTTATTAACTACTTTGATTTTAATCCTGGCACTGGCCTCGATGATGAGGCGGTAGAGGCAACGATCAACACCAATCAGCTTAACACGATTGTTAATCTCTTCTCAGGCAATGACTTCCGCATCTTTACAACCGGCGGTGAGTTTGTTGTTCTCCAGACTGGTGATAATCCTATTACACCGGCATCGTTTTTTGTTCGGCCACAAACGCGGCTGGGTGCAAAGGCTGGCATTCCGATTGAAGATCTTAACGGTGCGTCTGTGTTTATTCAGCGTCAGGGTAAATCTATCAATGCGTTCCAGTTTGGCGATACGACTGCATCGTACCAGATCCAAAATATCTCTGCTCTCAGCTCTCACTTGCTAAAAGATCCTGTTGATATGGCTGCGCGTCGAGCGGCGTCAACGGATGAGTCAGATCGTTTGTTTGTGGTAAATGCCACAGATGGATCTATGGCGGTGTACTCTATTCTGGTTGGTCAGAACGTAATTGCGCCTAGTCGGTTTACAACTGACGGTGAGTTTATTGCGGTTGGCGTGGAGATTGCTGACGTTTATGTGATCGTAAAGCGCACCATCAATGGCTCTGATAATTATATGCTGGAGAAGTTTAATCCAGATCTAACGCTGGATAGCGCTAAGAGCGGCGGCGCTGCTGCCTCAGTGAACATGAACCAGCTAGAGGGTGAGACTGTATCAATCATTCGTGATGGCGTTATTGAGCCTACTCAGGTCGTGCCAGCATCGCCTTACACGATTACCTTCGCAACAGCGGCAACGACTAGCTATCAGGTAGGCCTAGACTACACTGTAACAGCTCGGACAATGCCAGCGGAGCCGGTGCTATCTTCTGGCTCGGTGCAGGGATTTAAGAAGCGGATCATTCAGGTTGATGCTATCATTAATGATACGCAAGATATGACTATCAACGGCAAGCAAGTTTCCTTTAGGAACTTTGGTGAGGATGTGCTGGATACAGCGGTGCAACCGTTTACCGGCACTAAGACTGCTCACGGCTTGCTGGGATATACTGGCACTGGACAAATAACGATAAGCCAATCTGTGCCATTGGCCATGACCGTTCTGGGTCTTGAATATCGTTTAAGTGTGGGGAATTGATATGGCTGTTTTAGCTCCATTAGCAGCATCAGCGGGTGCAGTAGCGGCCAGTAGTGGGTTCCAGCTTGCTATGGCTGGGGTTTCTGCTGTTGGTCAAATGGCAGCGGGTGCTGCCCAGCGCAGACAATATGAGGCGCAAGCAAGACAAGCAGAGCTTCGTGGCAGATCTGAGGCTATTGCATATAAGCAAAAAGGCGCTGACGCTCTACGCAATCTAAACGAAACGCTTGCTGCAATTATCTCTCGCGGTGCTGCCGGTGGCATTGATCCCACATCTGGATCTGCTGCAACACTGCAAGGCTTCGCAATGGGTGAGGGCGTAAGAGAGTTTAATGTTGCTGCTGACAATGCGGTTATGGCTCTCGGCCAAGCAAGCACACAGGCTGGTATTTACAAGCAAGCGGGTCAAGCTGCACAGTTAAGCTCTTTCGTTGGCGCTGCCGGTACACTCGGACAGGGCGCATACAGATACGGACAATTACAACCAACGGCAATAGCATAGGTTAAGACATGGCTATCCTTCCCAGATATCAGCGCATTGGTTTACAAACCAGACAGCCACAACAGATGGACTTTGCGGCTACGCGTGAACAGGCAAGGCTCGGCCAGACTATTTCTCAGCAAGTAGATCGTATGTCAGACTTTGCCTTCAAACAGGCCGCTCAAGCAGCGGAACTGCGTGGACAAGAGCGTGTGCGCGAAGAGGGTGCCTTGCCTACTCTGGAGGCGCTACGTGAGGCCGGTGGGCCTACTACAATAGCAGAACGTGCTGCATCTGATGCTGCTAATCGGATTGCTGTTGTTGAGATCGAGAGCTTGGCAAAGCAGGACATGCAGAACCTTGTTCGTGACGCTGATAAAAACAATATGTCTATGTCTGCGTTCCAAGCATCTATGGCAGATATTCAAGATGGATATGCTGCTTCTATGCAAGCGGTTGATCCGGTTGCTGCCGGTGTGCTGTCTGCCCGTCTAGGCGATAGCGCAATGACCTATCAGGGTCGCTATTCTGATATTGCATTTAAAAAAGCTCAAGCTGCTGCGGCTGAAAATGTAAGTAAAGTGGCTAAAATCAGAAGCCAAGAAATAATTGATGCCGCAACACAACCTGGTGTAACTCAAGAAGATCTTCAAAAATTGGGAGATTCTTTAGCTGCTGATTTGCAGGACATTGGGGCCAGTGAAGAAAAGTCTATAAATTACACAGACGCAACGCTATCAAAGGCTCTTGAGTTTAATCGCATCTTTCGTTTTGACGAAGCCCCCATTGGGCAGAAAAGAATTTTGCTTGAGGAATACGAAAAAAACCCTCTTCCTGGCTTTGATTTTAAGCAAAATAGGTCATTTGTTGCCAGGCTTCAGGGTGATCTAGATAGAGAAATTAACAAAGGGCAAAACCAATTTGTAACTGATTTAAGCAATGCTGAAGCAGCTTTAAGGCAAAGAGGCACTCCACCTCCAGGCTTTGAAATTGATGAGCAATATATTCGTGATCTTTTTGGCGATGAGGGCGCTGAAGAAATCTTTTCGGATTGGGCGCAAACTCAGGAAAATGTGCTAAACACTGGTGCGGTTGGTTTTTTATCTCCAGATTTAATTGATGAGATTTCTCTTGATTATGAGACTGCTGCTAATAATGCAAAAACTCCAGATGAAATACTTAAAGCGGATGCCGCCTTGCTGGCTTGGCAGCAGTCTTTAGAGCAGCGGGATAATGCGATAGCTCAGGATGGAGCACTATATGTGCTTACAACAAATGATGCAGCGCAGGGTGTTTATGAAGATATGCAGGACAAATTAAATGTCGGTGATCTTGCTGGCGCTGCTCAAGGTTTGTTGCAGATGCGTGAAATTGCGCAATCTCAATACGATGACATGAATACCCCGATGGGCTTTAGGAACGTAATGCCGAAGCCGTTTGCTGGTGCGGTAGTAAACCTTATTCAGTCTCAACCCACAGAGACAGCCGCAACCACATTTGAGGCCTTGCGCATAAGCCTTGGTGATTATTCTGCTGGATTTACAGAAGAGCTAAGAAGGGCAGGATTAAAGCCGGAATATGTTCAGGCGTTATATACTGACAACGCAGAGACTCGCCAGGATCTTGCGGAAATAGCCGCTCTAAGCGAAAAAGATATTTTTGGAACTATGGCTCCAACTGATAAGAATGATATCAAAGCAGAAGTTAGATTAATTTTAGAGGGATCTGATTACACAGAAGCATTTCTTGGCGGCAGTGCTGGTGAGGCTAGATCAATATATCTACAGCAATATGAAACTGTCGTTAAACTTGCTGGTTATAAATTTCAAGAAGGTAATATTACTCTTCAAGAGGCAGTTAAAAATTCTGTAGCTGAATTATTGCCAGAAGCCGATCCCAAGCAAATTGTTAATAGAAAGCAGGGGCTATACATTGTTCCCGTAGACCCAACACTTAATCCAAGCACCATTGATAGAAACATGCAGCGCTTACTTACAGAAGACGCACTTAGATTTCTTGAGGTTGAAACAATAGACTTTCCAGATCTGCCAGAATTTGCAGATGAGCCTGTTACATTGGCTGGTATCTCATCGAATGGGATATGGCTTAACAATGAAACGGGTGACGGCTTGCGCTTGCACTACAACATAAATGACAGATTTGTTGTGGTTAAAAAGGCTGATGGATCAAACGTCGATGTTTTGTTTAAAGACGTAAATATAATTGCCAAGCAGGTGTTTCCAAGGATTAGCGCAGAAGAGCGCCGTGAGGCCAGAACGGGGCCAGCTCCGCAAGTAGAAGTAGAGCTGGTTACACCAGTAGAAGAGCCAAAGGTTAGCCGCAGAGAAGGCAGAAAATAATGCTGCAACCAAGGCCATTAAAAACAGATAATAGGTTCTTGAGAGCTGGGCTTTCCGAAACTATGCAAGTCTCTTTGGGTCGTGCTGTTTCTGAGATGGCAAAAACACCGATGACTGGCACGTTGTTAAGCCGTAAGTTTGAGCAAGCTCAAGCCTCCATAAGCGCGCTTACGACATCTCAGCGCGATAGACTGGCCGAGTTAGACTTGGAGTTACAGCAGCGCCAATACCAAATAGAATATGATCTTGAAACAACTACAGATCCAATACTGCGAGAGAGCTTACAATCTCAGCTCAAGGACATTTATGAGCAAGATCAAACTCAAAGAAGCGTTATTCACCAGCAAAGCATAGATGAAGGCAGGATGGTTGAGCCAGAAGAGCTTAACGAAATGTACGATGGTGTTGTAACATTTACAGAGCGAACATCTGCTGAAGAAGCAAGGTTGATTGCTGAAGGTAAAAAAGAAGAGATTATTCGCAACGCTATCATTAATAGAAGTCCAGAAGGTTTCTTACCTGGTGTCGCTAAGTTTGGCGGCGGGATGTTGGCAATGGCCGCTGATCCGGTTGAAGTTGCAACAATGTTTATTCCTGTCGTTGGCCAAGCTGGAAAGGCTGCGTCAATTGCTAGATTTGGCCGTGTGGGTGGCAGAGCAAGGGTCGGGGCCATAGAGGGTACTGCCGGTGCTTTGCTCACTGAGCCGCTATATTATGGTCTCTCAGCAGATCAACAACTTGACTACACAATGACCGATGCGTTGTTTAATGTTGGCGCTGGGTTCTTCTTAGGTGGAGCCATTGGCACTGTTGCTGGCATGTTTAGTAGGTCGGATGTAGACGTAAAAGAAGTTATTGCGTCTGTTGATCCTACAATAACACCTAGAGAAGATGTTTCTGGATTTACACCCCCAGCGCCAAAGGCTGCTGAGGAGATTGCCGCAAAGGCGCCGCAAGCCGCCAAGCAAGCTAGATCCATGTATCAGTACACTGGTGGGCAACTGCCGTTTGAAATTGCTATTAGGCAGTACGTCACAGACCACGATATAAATGTGCAAATGATAAGACCCAAAGTAACTGGTAAGCCTGTTGATTTAGGGCAGTTTGTAAGAGATGTTGGCGGTATAAATGATGATGCCCCTGCGTTTAGGGGTGAGTTAAGTAATATTGGATACGCGTCAAAAAGAGAACATAGAGGCAAAACCGGAAAAACCGTTAATGGCATTAACAACCCAAATTCTGAGTTTGATCTTGATGATATGGCAGAATTTGCATTTGAGGCTGGATATATTTCAAGCAGAAATACGAATGAATTAGTTGAGGCATTGACCGAACAGAAGAGAGGAAACTTTGTATTTGCACGGCAAGACGCAGAGGCTGCTGAGGATTGGAGGAAATCATTTGATGCGCAGAATGATTTTGACGCAGAAGAAGCAAGGCGCCAAGATATAAAAGATGAGCTAAAAGAAAAAGGCGTTAAAAACGTTACTGACGATGAAATCGTTCTTATTTCTGATGAAATGGCCAGAAATAACAAAAACCTTATGGATGCTAGAATTGATGTCGCAAGAGATATAGAAGAGTATCAGGCCGATTTATTGGCGCGTCATGCGATTGATCCAAGAAGCGACCCCACGGCAGATCCAGATGCTTCTGCAAAGTTTGACGAATGGGCAACCCAGTTCACAGAAAATCAAGACATTGATGATATTATCGCTCGTGAAGAGGTTTTAATTAAGGCGGCCAGGGATGCCGATGAACTTACTTCTGAGCAAATAAAAGAACTTGATGCCATAAAGGCAATAGAATTAGAGGCTCGCGCTTATATCGAGACCATTGAAGAAACAACTGTTTGTGTGATGAGGTCATAATGGTCGATTGTAGGGATGTTGCAAAAAGAGCAAGTAGAAACAGGCTAAGTGATGAGCAGATTGATGAAATCCTGCAAGACTTAGAGGCCGTTAAGAAGTCCAAATTATTCCCTTTATCCGATGCGGAATCAGCTATCTTTATTCGCGGCGAAACAATGAAGAGGGATACCGATTTAGCTCGCAAAATTGAAAAGCGAAATCGCTACATGAATATTTTAAAAGAGCAAAGAATAATGGCTCTTGCTGAGCGTGCCGATGAGGCGGTTGGTAATCCATCTCTTGGCTTAGAGGCCGCGCTTGTTGGTGTAAACTCGCCGTTTTTTGAATCGGGTCGATCTGTTGCCGCTATTGGTCAAGCGTTAGAAAGCTCTTACTTTGGGGGGCTTATTAGCGATCTAAAAGCTAAGGGCTTGCTTACAAAGTATGATAATATGAAGGGTGAGTTTGAAAAGTCGGTGGTTCTGGTTCTAGGTGATTTAAACCTCAAGAAGCCAAAAGGTGTGCCAGGCGCTTCTGCCGATGCAAAAGCTATAGCTGAGATAATGTTTAAGTATCAGCGCGCTGCCCTCCAAAGAGAAAATCAAGCTGGCGCATACATAAGACTAAAGCAAGGTCGCGTTGTCGGAACGGTTCACGATAGGGCAAAGATGCTCAAAGCAACCAAAGACAGCTGGAAGAATACTATTCGTGATAAGCTTGATTATGAAAATATGGAAATTGCTCCAGAGCGAATTGAGGGCTTTTTAGATAGTGCATACGCCACCCTCACAACGGGCGTAAGAAAAACAACCCATCGAACAGAAGTAAGTAGATCCTTCAAGGGTACAAAAAACCTAGCCAGACAAGAAAGTGAGGGCAGTTTATTTATCTTTAATGATGCTGAGGCTTGGTACAATTATGACCAAGAGTTTGGTCGGGCCTCTCTCAGAGAAGCATTTACGGAAGATCTTCAATCAGCCGCTAGGGCTACAGCTCTTTTGGAGGTATTTGGCACAAATCCAGAAGCGATGATGGATAAGATTATTGATAGATTAGAGGTTAAATACAGAGACGATCCAGACCCGCAAAAACTTAAAGATATACAAAGAAGAGATAGCCGCATTCCTTATGCTGTAAACTTTGAAAGTGCTCTAAAAGAGGTTACTGGGGAAATTAACGATCCCTTCAATATTACCTCTGCTAGTATTATGAAGGGATTAAGAGACGTTCAAACGATGTCAAAGCTGGGTGGTGTATTCTTAGCATCTTTAGCTGATACTGCCTTCATTTCCTCAGCAAGAATATATCAAGGCAGATCTTTGCTAGATGCGTGGGCAGATGGCTTTTCCGCTGTAGTCAAAGGTGCCCCAAAAGGCAAACTAAGAGAATATGCTGACAGATTAGGGGCTGGTCTAGAAGGTCAATTAGGCAATTTTTATGGCCGTTTCAATGCTGCTGATGACTTTCCTGGGGCCACCAACAAGTTGATGAGGCAGTTTTTCAAACTAAACCTCTTAGGCCCATGGACAGATAGCAATAAACGTGGCGTTGCCCTAATGATTTCAAACGATCTTGGCGTAGAGGCGGCAAACAAGTTTGATAAGGTTCAAGAGGATTTAAAAAGGATTCTTGGAATATATGGCATAGGAAAAGAGCAATGGGATATTGCCAGAAAGGCTACTGAAAAAGGGCCAGATGGCAGAATGTATCTAATGCCAGATAACATTGAAGATCCACGAATAAAGGAAAGCCTGTTTACTCTTTTGGTTTCTGAGGTAGATAACTCAGTCATTTCTCCAGGCGCAAGAGAGAGGGCAATGGTGCGGCGTGGATACAGACCTGGCACCGCAGCTGGCGAAGCAATCAGGACCATGGGGCAGTTTAAGTCGTTTGGAGTTACTGCTGTTAGTAAGGTTTACGGACGTCATATGTATGGTTATGGAGCCAAGACTAAGCGCGAACAACTACAGCGCGGCATTGGCGCGAATATGGGTTTAATAAATACAATCGTTGGCACGACTGTTCTTGGTTATTTTGTTATGCAGCTTAAGGAGCTTGTCAAAGGAAGGGATCTTAGGCCGCCCTCAAAAGAAACATTATTAGCGGCGATGCTTCAAGGCGGTGGTGCTGGTATATACGGTGACTTCTTATTCGGTGAAGCTAATAGATACGGTGGAGGCATGTTGGCTACCGTTGCTGGGCCAGGCGCTACAACAATATTTGATTTTGCAGATAACCTAGCAAAGACTAGAGATGTTGTTTTGGGTGGTGATGTAGATGCAAGGTTAGATTGGGTTAGGTTCTTTAAAAGCAATCTTCCATTTGGGAACGTGTTTTACACCAAGCCAGTTCTAGATTATTTGATTTGGTATCAGCTACAAGAAACTATCAATCCTGGCTATCTTCGTCGCATGGAGCGCCGCGTTGAGCGCGAAAACGATCAAACATTTTTCATACCACCAACCAGTATCATTCAAACAGGAGGCGGTTTCCGATAAGGAATTATTGGATCATCTGCAAAAATCTGCTATAGAGTAAGCAAAGGAACGGGAAAACATCATGTCCGATATCGCAATTAACCCTGTTACGCGCAGAGTTCAGTTCACAGGCAATACTGGAACCGGCCCGTATGCCTTTAACTTCAATGTTTTGCAGTCAAGTGATATCGTTGTTTACAAGAACAACGTGCTGCTGACGGAAACAACTGATTACACTGTATCGATTGCTGCGAATGGTACGGGCAACATCACGATGGTTGTTGCTCTGGTGCTTACGGACATTCTGACAATCATCGGTGGCCGTGAGTTATCACGCACAACTGACTTTGTTACTGCCGGTGACTTGCTGGCTTCTTCGCTGAATGAGCAGCTCGATAGCAATGTTATCATGTCTCAGCAGCTTGATGAGCGCTTTGGCCGTACTCTCGCTGTACCACCTGGCGATGAAGATAAAACTCTGGATCTTCCTCTTGCGGCTGATCGAGCTGATAAGATCATCTTGTTTGATGAGAGCGGAAACGTAACAGCGGCAGCGCCGTCTGACTTCTTTGGCAATGCGGTTCTTGGCGGTAACTTTATCGTGAACACGGCAACCGGCAATGGATCTCAGACTGCGTTTGGTCTGACTGTTGCACCTGGCATTAAGACAAACATACAGATCCACATAGAGGGTGTTTATCAGAATAAGTCTACGTTTTCTCTTAGCGGCTCTACAGTAACATTTACGGAAGCCCCGCCCTTGAATGCTGCTATTGAGTTTATGATGGGTGAGTCGGTTACAACAATAACCGGCGATGCTTCTGCGATTACTTACAACCAAGGCGGCACTGGCGCACAGGATCGTACACTGACGAGCAAGCTGCAAGACACTGTATCGGTCAAAGACTTTGGTGCTGTCGGGGATGGCGTGACGGATGACACTGCGGCTATTCAGGCTGCTGTCGCAGCATTGGCCAGCAATTCATTTGAAAATTCAAAAGGGATTTATTTTCCTGCTGGAATTTACAAAATTACAAGCACTATTGATATTGACTTATCAACATCATCACTAACACTTTATTCGGACACTAAAGCTACAATATCCGTTGATGTTCCTGATGGGGGCTTTGCGATTGATGTTGATTATTCAACTGGTGGTACTGCAAACTTTCCATCTTTTAATATGACAAACATTGGTATTGCTGATTTAGCTGACCCCCGAAATGTAAAAAATGGCTTGCGTACAAAAAGAGTAATTGGCTCAAGATTTACAAAATGTGACTTTGAGTATTTGAACATTGCCGTGGATATGGGTGATGATAGCAATCTCAATACATTTGATCTTTGCCAGTGGCGAGGGAATGTTACTGGTTACAAAAGCACTGCTGGAGTAGCAAGCCATAATAATTTCTATAATTGTCAGTGGCGTTATCACAGTGGCACAGCATTTGATGCAACAAATTCTGCTGGAAACATTATTGTTTCTGGTGATTTTGAACCAGAAAATGTTAGCCCAGTAATTATTGCAAATGGACTAAAAGTAATTGATTGCCGTTTTGAAAGAAATGTCTCCAATGGGCAACCAGCTATTACAGTTTTAAGTAATAATGAATTGGACTTCGAGGCCCATGCGGATGGAAGTACGCAGTTTACTCCCTTTTATGATGTAGAAGGTAGCAACAACAAACTAAAGCTACAAAATAGCAATGGCGGCACGGCAGTATTTATGAATGACGGGGCCACAAACAATGAAACAGAGATTAGCAAGTTTGAAAGTCTTATTTCTGGGGGGTCGGTAATTTATGATGAAGAAGTTGCCGAGCCAAGCAATATCATCAAAACCAAAGGCTCAATGCAAAACAATAAACTTGGTGATATGGTTGAAGTAAATACGGATGAGTTGGTTTCGTCTGACTTGACCACATGGACAGCAACTAATTGCACTGTAACATCTCTTGGGAATGGTGGTTACACAATTACATCTACTGGGTCTGGGGCGTGTAATATTGCAAAAACTTTGACAGGCACATACACAGACTTAATGGCTTCCATGACAACCCTCGCAAGTAATGCAAGTGGACAAGCAACATTTGACTTTGATTCTGGAACCTCTGGTGATTGTGGCACTGTTGCTGTTTGGCCCGCTGTGCAAAAACGTGTTATTTGCAGCAGCTTTTACACAGACACATTCACCAATCCAGTGATTACGATTTCACTTGATAATACTGGCGGTTCAGGATCGGCAGTAAAGATTTACAATTTCAGACTTGCAGAAGGCAAGACACCAGATTGAGGACTGATAATGATTGAAAAGAACGGAAAGCAATATGAAATCGTAGCAATTCGTTGTTTGCAATTTGCTATTGTTCGCACATCTGGTGAAGATGATAAGATCGTAAAGATTAAATTTCCACCAGAAGAGTATGGGTCGATGGAAAGTGCTTATACTTATCTTCAGTCGCTTAGCGAAATATAATTAGGAGGTCACAATGACTATCAAACAAACTGGTGGGATATTTGGCAGAAATCCATCTTTTAATGAAGTATCTGCTGAGAGTGTAGATATTAATGGCGGTAGTATTGATGGCGTAACTATCGGCAGCTCAAGTGCAGGGTCAGGAAGTTTCACAACATTAACAGCAAGTGATGATGTGAACTTTGATTCTGGTACATTTTTTGTTGATGCTAGTGCTGATACGATAGGGATTGGAACAGCCACTCCTGCATTCCCTTTGTCAATGGCTGTAGATTCTCCTGCGTCTGAAGTTATGATTGATGTAGGCAATACCAAATATAATAGCACTAACTCTTCTGGTGAAAGTAAGATTAGATTTGGTTGGTCAAATCATGGTGCTGCAAATATTGCTGCATATAAGCAATCAACTAATCTCACTGGATTTAAGGTCTACACTGAGCTTGGATTTAATGTTGCTAATCTTGCTTTAACTATTGATTCTAGTGGGAATCTAACTCCAGCTGGCAATCTTGTTGTTGCATCAGGCCAAGGCATCGACTTCTCTGCCACCTCTGGCACTGGCACAAGTGAACTGTTCTCGGACTATGAAGAAGGCAGCTGGACGCCAACTTTTCAGTCTTATGGTGGAACGCCAACAAATGTAAGTGGCAAGTATACAAAAATAGGCGATACGGTTTTTATTCACTTATCAGCAACATTTGATGGGACTG